GGCACAAGATCTGCATCAGGGTCGCATACAACATACCAGCCATTACGAATTGCTGGAAACATTGAGTCGCCAGTGCCTTTAATGCCATAGGCTCTTGGTCCTGCTGAGTGAGTTGGAACATACCCATCTCCAGCATTGCCTTCATAACCCATATCTGTGAAATAGCCATCCATGCCCATCTTGGAGTAAGCCTTAACAGGAACATATCTTTTTTGGGTGGGGAATGATTTAACAGGTGTTTCAAGAAATTTAACAGCATCTTCGCTATCGGGAATATTGTATTTTTTCTTAAAAGCTTCGATATCCAGAACTTTCAATTGTGTAACAGTGCTATCCAACTTAGGGCCGCTTTCATCTCCATTAGTTATATATGAAGTCGACACTCCGAAATAAGCGGCCATTTTGCTTAATGGGTCTGCTTTAGGAGCATAAGCATCTTTCTCCCAACCAGTGACATTGGGCGCACTAACTCCGGCGATTTTTGCCAACTCGCCTTGGGTTAATTTCTTTTCTCTTCGTAAGGCGCGAATACGCTGACCCATAGTTTCTAGATTCTTCATATAAGTTATCTTACATCTTGCAAAAATAAGTTATCTTTGTTTTAATACTAAGAAATCTTATTTTTGAGGTTGCACAAATGACCAAACAGGAAGCTTATGAGTTGCTTGGTGTCAATGGTGTTGGCTTAGCAAAGTTATTAGGAATTGAGCCACCTGCTGTTTACCAGTGGCCAAATGAAAAGATTCCTTTAGCTCGCGAATACCAAATCAGAGATTTGGCAAATGGCAAAGAACCAATCAAACGAACTACTTCAAATGCTTAGGACCTAACCATGAGCAAATTATCAGTTGATATATCTGCAAGCGCCAGAAATGGCGTATCCCGCATATTGCATGGTCTTGATATGAGCAATCAAAAAGAGATTGCTGAACAATTAAAAGTTGATCCAAGCACTATTACTCGGCTTAAAACGGATAAGAAAAACAATGGCTTGAATGAAATTGAAATATTTTGCGAGCTATTGAGTTTACTTGGTTTAAAAGTCGTTCCTAAAGATTATCAGAGCATTGATAAAGAACGTGTTGCTGCACTTTTAGTTATGTCTAAAAGCTGGATGAACCGTATAGAAACGGTGGATGACTTATTTCATGACGAAATCAGTGGTCAAAAAGAAAAGCTTGGATATTAAAAAACCACTACCTGCGCGAACAGGAGTGGTTAGGCATTCAATTGAGGTGGATCAAATGAACACAAACAATTTATCAGAACAACCAATCGAACTCAACTCACCAGATTTTTTAATAGGTGACGTTGTAGTGCTTACTAAAGAGTGCCGTACTTTCAAATCAAATGATTTGTTTGAAGTTAAAAACAAAACTTTGACTAGTTTATGGACCATCAAATCAGAGAATCATTTGATTCTAGTTTCTTCAAAAGAAATCCGCACAGCAACAGTTGCTGAACTTAACGCCAAACGCCGACTAACAAGCGCTGAGCAAGCATTAGCGGAGGTGTCATGAATAGTCAATTTAAGTATAAACCTGAGTACAAACAGACTCAGGAAATTCAGTCCTTCTTTGATCCAGCGTTAGTGATTCTCAATGAGCTACATGATCGTAACCGTAAAAATCTAAGAGCCAAAGGTTATGACGAAAATAATGCTGCAATAACGCGTGAAGAATTTTCAGAAACTATGGCACAGCGTTTTCGCATTAATCAGTGGTTAGCAGGGCAGATCGTTAATAGTTTGGCTAATGCTGACTTGGTTCAAAAATTTGGTGGGTATGTAAAGCCTAAGGTCGGTGTACATGAGTAATTTTGTGCCTAATTCCTTTCAAGTGCCTAATGCATTTGTTGACGAGGTTTTAAATAAAATCTCTGATGCTGCATGCAAAATTTATTTAGTTATTTGCCGTAAAACTCGTGGCTGGAATAAGGAGATGGATTCCATCTCTTTAACTCAATTTGAAGAGATTACAGGGAAGAGTAGACCGACAGTTGTTAAATGCCTTAATGAATTAATTAAAGTTGGTTTAGTCGTGGAACAACCAAGCACAATTCATGGAAATACATTCAAATTAGGTAACGATACTAGCGTTGGTTTAGTGCTTAAATTCCCTAGTAAAAATTTTTTACTACCTGAAATTTATGGCCAAACTAGTAAAAATTCTTTACCACTGCTAGTTAAAAATTTTAACTACACTAGTAAAAATTTTTTACCGCTACTAGTAAAAATTTTTAACACACAAAGTATCACTATCAAAAACAACTCTCAAAGTAATAAAAAAATAAATAAAAAAAGAGAGTCAGTTTCTGAAAAACCTAAATCAGAAAAACCAAGTGAATTTAATCCACGTTCAGTTGAACTACCAGCATGTGTAGATCCAGAGCTGTGGAACAATTTTGTTGATATGCGTGTCAGCATCAAAAAACCACTCTCTGAAAACGCAGTAAAGCTAATCCTTAAAAAACTTATCTCTTTTGGACCTATGGCTAACCAATCACTGGAAAACTCAATTATCGGAAATTATCAGGGTGTATTTGAACCTCGCCAAAATCAAATTCAGGAAAACTCACAATCTCATAACGTTCCTGAAGAACCGGGTTATTTCACTCAGATGTACGCTGAGAGCAACCGTTCAAACGTGATTGACGTTACACCAGTGTCACATGATTTTGGAGGCTATTAATCATGAATGAATTAGCACCATTTGAAAGTTTTTTGAAAGAACTGGTTACGGCTTACAGAACTAAATACGCGGTTCAGTTCAATAAGAATTTTCCAGTAGAAGGGAAAAATGCCGTTCCAATGCAAATCGTTGAACAGCAGCTTGCTAAAGCATTGGTTGGGGTTACACCTAACCAACTTCAAAGAGGCTTAGCGCTATTTTACGCAAGTACAAATACCTACATGCCTAACTTCGCTGAATTCCGTGCTATGTGCATGGGTGACGATTGGTGGAGCGCCGAGAAGGCTTGGGTTAAGGCTTGTGAATACACTCAGATCTCTCAACACAAAAAAGTGAAATTGCCAGACGGAAGAGAGCAGAACCAAGAAATTACCACCTTGACCAAATTTGTTTTAGACCAAGTTTATTCACTAATCCAAGACGGTGAAATGTACAAAGCCAAAATGGAATTTATCAAGATTTATGATGAATACAGGGCTGAAGCACAACTGAAAGGAAAAACCCAAGCTTGGTACCAAGAACCAATTTTATTAGCTCAGAAAAATGAGCAAAAAGTGCATAAGCCTGTTTCAAATGATGAAGCACAAAAGCATCTCAAATCTTTGATGGAACGGTTAAAGATTAATGGCCGTAAACCTGCACCAGTAAAAAAGCTTCAAGCTAAGGAAAAAGAGCCTGAACTTGCAAAAGAATTAGGACCAGATCCTTTCGACAATCCGCACGAATACGCTGAGATGTGCCGCCGTGAAGGTATGCCGATTCCAAGAAATATTCTGCAGTTAATTGATGGGGCGAATGTATGAACAATATGACTAAAAACAAGTTATTTGGGTTAGCTGAAGAACGGACTGATGTGTGGGCAACGCCTCAAGATTTTTTTGAAAAATTGGATCGAGTATTTAACTTTGATTTAGATGTTTGTGCTCTACCAGAAAACGCCAAATGTGAGCGCTATTTCACACCTGAAATTGATGGTCTAAAGCAAGAGTGGACCGGGACATGCTGGATGAATCCACCTTACGGCAAAGAAATCATCGATTGGGTTGCTAAGGCAGCGGAAACAGCAAATAAGGGGCATACGGTAGTTGCACTAGTTCCAGTTAGAACGGATGCCCGATGGTTCCAAGATTACTGCTTAGGCAGGGAGATTCATTTTATTCGTGGCCGCTTAAAGTTTGGTGGTTCTAAAACAAATGCACCTTTTGGATGCTGTGTTGTGGTGTTCAGACCAAGCCTCATAGACGTCAATTGGGAGAAATCCGCATGAACAAATTCGAGTTTTTAGCGTGGGGTTTACTCATTTCATTTTATACAGCCGCTATTTGTGGTGCGGTGGTTTTGTGGTGGTTAGCGCGTAAAGAGCTAGATGAGAAAGGAGCCAGCCATGAGTGAGTTTAAAGTCGGGGATAAGGTTGTTCTTGTTGGTGCAGAAACCAAAGATGTTCTCTTGGAAATTGTTGAGCACATGTACACGCCAAACACGCACAGAGTGAAAATTATAGCTACAGGTCAGTATGGGCCAGTATTCAAAACTGACATTCGTCATGCCACGCCAGAAGAAATCGCGGTAGGCCATCGCATTGATAAACCCTCGAATTCGAGGGAATTAGAAACCATAGACGAGCCTGTAGGAAGCTTACAAGAATTGCATCCTGAGTTCGCAAAGGTGCTTCACGAGAACTTTCTAGAGTTGCTAGGCGACGACTTCCCCATAGAAAACCGTATTAGCCCATATTGCCAATCGAGGGATGTTTGAGATGGATAGACATACATTTTTGTCCATTGGCATTGGAGGCGTAGTTGGAACAGCACTCTATTGGACAGTCTACAACTGGAAATATATAGCTTTGATGGCTTGTTGTGTTTTTGCATTGCGCTGGCTCTTTGGCAAGTGGTGAGGTGAAGAATGGATAAACCAATGACTTTTAACGAATGGTTAGGCACTCAAGGCAATATGGCTCTGCTTCATGCTAATTGCTGCCGCATTGCCTATGAAGCTGGTCAGCAGTCACAGCAAGCGAAAGTGGAGGAGCTGCAAAAGAAAAATGCATGGTTGAGTGATGTTGCAGAACGTGAAAATAAGCGTGCTAACAAGCTCAAAGAAGAACACGTCAGCACAACAATATTGCTTGGAAAAGTAGAACAACAGAAGGCAGAGCTGCAAAAGCGGGTGGGTGCTGCAGAACGTAAGCTTCAGTTAGTTCAAGAGTGCATAGAGGAAAACTCATACACCAAATGGCCAAGTGATGTTCGTTTGATTCAGGTGTCAGATTTAGAGCAAGCGCTCAAGGGGGGAGGATGCCAATAACTTACCTAGACCAAAGAAATCACTTTGTTTGGACCACGTTGTCACCAAAGTTCATTGCTCCATATTGCTGCAATGTTTGCTCTGAAACAATCCTAAAGGAAGGTAGTTGGCTCTGTGATTATCCAGTGAATGGCAAAACTTGTGATGGAGTGCTTTGCAATGTGCATGCATACAAGATTGCAGAGCAAGTGCCAATGAAAGATGAAGACGGCAACTTTGTTGATGATGTGCATGTTTGCCCAGCTCACTATGAAGAATGGAAAAGACTAGGACAACCTAAGTTTTGGGAGCGTGACCAATGACCACATTCAAAGAGGCTCAAATCATCATCGGCATCGATCCTGACTTAGAAAAGTCGGGAGTTGCCATATTAGGCAGTGATCTTCAACTGAAAAATCTGACTTTTCCTGAAACTGTTGAGCTATTCAGAAATGAACAGGACAGCATTAAGAAGGTTGTGATTCGAACCCTTAAAGCTATAGAGCAAGTGCTCAAAGGTGGTGCTTGATGTCATCAATGAGCCTTGCTGATTACCGCGCAACATGTCCGAAAGCTCAAAAAGTAAAAAAGGGTCGAAACAAGTTTAATGCATCGAAAATTAAATTGGATGGAATGACTTTTGACAGTACTAAAGAATACAAACGGTATATCGAGCTAAAGGCTCTACAACAACGAGGTGAAATTAAAGAATTGCAGCATCACACAAAATTTGAATTAGCACCCAAGACAAAATTAGAAGGGGAGAAACGAGCTAAACCAGCACTTAGATATTTTGCCGATTTCACTTATTTCACGACAGCAGGTGAATACGTTGTTGAAGATGTGAAGTCTATAGCTACACGCAAGCTACCGAGTTACCGAAATAAAAAACACCTGATGAAAACAGTTCACAATATTGATGTGAGGGAAGTTTAAACATGAATGCAAAAGTTAATAACAAGACAATGGATTGGTCTAAACGTTCTGCTCATCAATGGTTGGAACAATATGGTCTATGGGTAAGATCAACAAAATTTAAAGTTTCTGCTAATCCTTTAGCATGTCTAATTGATCAAAATGACACAACTAGAATTAGATCAAGTAAGGTCTCTATGCCATGCGAAATTGAAGATTATGAGGCAGTTGAAGTAAGCAAACTCTTGGCTAAAATGCATAACGATAATAGGGAGTTTTTACAAGAAAGGGCTTGGTTATTGATTTTAAAGTATGAAAATGATTGGTCATACCGCACTATTGCCAATACTCATGGGGTTGGGAAAGATACAGTCCGCAAAGAAATTGATAAAGGGCTGGCTTATTTGGATGGAAAGATTGAAGCATTAGCTGGGTTTGACAATGAGAAAAAATCACGTTAATTTAAATATGCACCCGCAAAATCGGGTGTTTGGATTGGTCTCCAAAAGTTTCTCAAGGTCGAAAGACCGCATTTAGCGGTTTTATTTTGCCTATAATTTTCTACACTCTGTGGAAAATGCCCTGTTATGGTGGGTTAGGCGGAAGTGCTTCGGCACGCTAGACCCTTGAGACTAGTAAGACCAATTCCGTTTAACCTGCCACCCTAATTGATTGGTCTCAATTTTGGTGGTGAAAATCCCTATCTCAAGGAGTATTCACCATGAATGCAATTTCTAATTTTACTTTTCATAATGATTATAATGTTCGCGTTCAGTTAATTGATGCTGAGCCGTGGTTTTGTCTTGCTGATGTCTGCTGTGTTTTATCAGTTGATCGTACTTCTCGTTTATTACGTGATTTGGATGAAAAGGGGTTGGCAGATTGCCACACCCCTACAAATGGTGGAAATCAAAAGATTAAATTTGTTAATGAGCCAAATCTTTATCGGATCATCTTTCGTTCAAATAAACCAGAAGCAAAACAATTCCAAGATTGGGTATTTAACGAAGTTTTGCCAACCATCCGCAAAACAGGCAAATACGAAGCACCAAAACCCGTTGAGAAACGTAATTACCTTAACAATAGTGACATGAACAATATTAAACGTTTGATATGGACATGCGCTGATCATTTCGGTCACAAAGGATCCTTTAATCAAGCAATTTGGGCTTGTTTGCGAGATGTGACTGGTGTGCCTAGTCCAGCAAAGTTTGAAGTGGAGCACTTGCCAGTGTTGGCGGAGGAATTTAAACGTATTTTAAATATTGTTCAGCCGTTTCTTGATATGCAGTATGAATGCCAGACTCTTTTAATTAAAAGGGTGATTCGTGGGCGTGCCGATCATACGGTATTGCAAGCTTTACTAGATAATATGCGTAATGCTGCCAATCAATCTGATAATCAGTTCAAGGAAGCATTACAAAAGCAGTTGCCTGCAATGTTTAATCAGGAGTGTTTGAATTTGATTAATCGCAGACCTAATCACTATGACCACTATGAATACAATGAACGATTGATTTGATTTATGCTTGACTGTCTACCACACTTTGTATAAATTTGTGATATGGTGGGATGAAGTTATAAGCGTTGCACCAAAATTTTTTAAAAGCTCGCCAAATGGTGGGCTTTTTTGTTGTCTAATATCTATTGAATACAATAGATATAATTTACTATTGAGAATTTAAGTATATGATAATTAATAATATTTGATAAAAATGATGTTGCTTGGTATTATGGTCAATTATTAACCTTGAAGAGTGGTAGAAGTATGTCCTACGAGAAGAAAACTGGATATGAGTTAAAGTTCTTTAATGAGCAGGACTTTGAGATTATATGCTTGGACTATAATTATACTAATAGTGTGAGACGAGAACTTGAAGAAGTTGAATTTGTATCCAATATTGCTTCTGTAGATGGAAGTGATGTGCTTCATCTTCAAAAGATACTTGGCAAAACAAACTGCAAGGAAAATTTAATTTCTTTACTGGACAATTGGTTTGCTCAACAAGGTACATGTGAAGTGAAAACCTATTCCGATTTTGATTAAGTGTGATCATCAAAATACCTCCTTCGGGAGGTTTTTTTCATGTAATATTCCAGACTAATTAAAAAATGTAAAGATAATGAATATTTGTGTTGGTAGTGAACTTCAATGGGCAAGTGATAGAAAGAGGGGCGTTAAGAAGAAAGATGTATATAAATATTATAAAACTCATTAATTTTATAATAAATTCAAAAACTTACTTAAAATCAGGGTAACCGAATTTAAACAATCTTTACCTAGGCGAAGGATTTAGTAACTCAAATAAACATTATTTTAGACGGATAATTATAAAAAACGGAGTACAAATGTCATGAATGAGAATGTAGAGCTAATAAAGTACATTGATGTAGCTGAGACAGTTTACGAACGGGTATATGAAAATAATAAAATCTCAAATAATTTGATTGTTAATCTAAATCGCATTATGGCTGAGATAAAGAATCAAGCTG